GATGAAGATATTACTTGGGATGAGCCAAAAGGGTCTGTATCAGTTTCTGCACCTAAAGATGAAGATATTATTTGGGACAAGCCAACAGAAGATTTATCAAAGAAATCAGGATTAGAATTATTTGGCAAAGGTTTAAAAGCTTCTGGTCAAACAACTATGACTGGCATTGGACAAGCTTTAGACCCATTAGCACAACAATTAGAATCCGCATTTCCTGCTGTTTCTAAATTTGGTGAAAAGCTTGGCATGCCTTCTGCAAAAGAAGTTGCTGCAAATCGTGAGGCTGAAATACTTGGCCAAAGAGAATCTAATAAACAATTATTAGAAACTCCTGCTGGTTTAGCTGGAAATATTGCTGGGGAGCTAGGACAAGCCGTAATGCTTCCAGGGGGAACTATTGGTAAAGCTGCATTAGCTGGCGCAGGAATGGGAGCCGTTCAGCCTACATTGCCTGAAGAAAGCACAGCTTTTAATATTGCATCAGGAGCAGCTTTAGGTGGCGCAGGGCAAGGAATTGTAAATGCTTTTGGAAGAATAGCTCAACCAGTTGCTAGCAATTTAAGCAAAATTGGTGAAAAATCTGTGCAAGTTTTAAAGGATGCTGGTGTTCCATTAGATGCTGCTCAAGCTACTGGTTCAAAAGTAATGCAATGGGCTAAACGTTTAACTTCTGACAATCCTTTTACTGGAGGAGAAAATCAAGCATTTTCTCATGTTCAAAATAGCGCATATACAAAAGCCGTTGCAAAAACAATGGGTGAAGATGCAGAGCAAATTACACCAGAAGTAATTAAAAATGCAAAAACACGTCTTGGCGATGCTTATGACCAACTTTTTGATAGAAATGGTGTAAGAGTTACTAGGTCATTTCAAAATGATTTAAATGGAATTAAAGACGAAGCTCAAAGAATTTTGCCTGCAAATGAACACGCAATAGGCAATATTGTTAATGACATTATTGAAAAATCTAAATCCAATATGGGGCATTTAGATGGTAGACAATATCAAGCATTTAAACGTCAACTAGATGCCCTTGAAAAGCAAGGTGGATTGTCACAACATTACGCTGGTGAAATAAAAGAACAACTTTTAAATGGATTATCAAATACAGTTGATAAATTTGGAAAAGAAGGTGATATTGCTTTACTTAAAGCTACAAATAAGCAATATGGCAACATGAAAAAAATTGAAGATATTGCTTTAAAAGACCCTGAAGGTCATGTAAGCCCATCTTTGCTTTATAACTCATTAACAACAAAAGCAAAACGTGGCTCTTTTTATCAAAATGACCCTGAACTTGCACAATTAGCAAGTGCTGGAAAAGCTGTTCTTCCTGAAAAAATGGGAAATAGCGGAACAACTGCAAGACTTGCTGGGCAAGCTGCAATTCCAACAGCTTTAGCTGGTTATGATTATGCAAAAGAAGGCGATATTGGTAAAGCACTTGGAGTTGGTGCTAGTGCTTATGCTATTCCAAAAGGACTGCAAATGGCTTTGCATAATCCAAGTTTTGCTAATTATTTAGAAAAAGGGCTTGGAAATACATCATTGCGTAATTTATTGCAAGCCCCAAGTAAATTAGGTGTTGGTAAAATTCCATTAGCTTCTTACGAATCTTATTTGCAACAAGTCCAAAAAGAAAAAGGTACTAAGTAATGGCAACAGTAAATTTATCCCCTTTATTTAATGGTCAAACCATGTTTGGCCCTACTGGATTGCCTTTAGCTGGTGGTCAGCTATATTGCTATCAAGCTGGCTCATCTACCCCATTAACTACCTATACAACCTCAAGCGGTAACATTCCTTGCTCAAACCCTATTATTTTGGGTTCAGATGGCAAGCTGCCTTACGAATTATGGTTGCAATATGGTTATTCTTATAAGTTAATTTTAGAAGATACTAATAGCAACATTATTGATACTTATGACAATATTGCTGGCATTATTACTCAAATTCCTACATCTACTCCTGCTCTTCCTAGTGGTGCAATCTTAATTTGGTCAGGCTCTGTAGGCTCTATTCCTGCTGGATTTGTGCTTTGTAATGGTCTTAATTCAACACCTGATTTACGCAACTCATTTATTTTGGGCGCAGGAAATACTTATACAGTAGGGCAAACTGGTGGTTCTACAGATGCCGTTGTTGTTTCTCATACTCATGCTGCTACAGTTACAGACCCAACTCATACTCATAGTGCTTCTTCTAGCGTAACAGACCCAGGACATCATCATTCTACTAATGTTAGTAATTCAGGCGGTGGTTCTGGCCCTTGGACTGTTCAAACAAATCCAACATATACTATTGATACAAATACAGCAACAACTGGCATTTCTGTGGCTACAAACATAAATGCTGCTTCTACTGGAATTTCAGTAACTAACGCTGCTGCTGGTGTAAGCGGTTCTGGAGCAAATCTTCCTCCGTATTATGCATTGTGCTATATCATGAAATCATAAGGTGTTGCTATGTCTTTTGATTTTGACCCTGTGAAATATGGTGTCCTTTGGCAAAAAGTTGAAGGATATGAGCAAAAATTTAATGAGATTTCTAGAAAGCAAGACAAAATGGAATCTCAATTAGAGGAGCTTGTAGCTTTAGCTAATAAGTCTAGAGGTGGATTTTGGATGGGCATGGCTATTGTTTCAGGCATTAGCGGTTTAATTAGCTTTTTTGCAGGATTATGGCATGGAAAATAATTACATTGAAACAGCAAAAGAAGTTGCTGGAAAAGCTATCGGCAAACAAGGTTTAGCTTACATTACAGCGATTGTGGCTATGGGAGTTGGTGCTTCAATAATCCTAGACCAAGAAAAAATGGCTGCCGTCATGGGGTTATTAGGTGCTTCATTAACAGCGCTTATTTCAATGCTAAATAATGTAGCTGGTGCAACTCCAAAGCAAGAAAAGCCTGAATTTGAAATTATGAAAGAATTGATTTCTAGGCTTGATGGCATGGCTGACCGAGACCCTATGTCTGTTCAAGTTGAAGGTGAAAAAGTTACTGTCCGCAAAGGCGATAACGAAACTACTGTAGGAAGAAAATAATGTTTCCATTAGAAGCTTTGTTAGGTATTGGCAATAAGCTGATTGACCATTTTTTCCCTGATGCTAACCAGGCAGCAGAAGCAAAACTTAAATTGCTTGAAATGCAACAAAATGGACAGCTTGCAGAACTTAATGCTGATGTAAGCGAACAAAATAATATTTCTGCTAGATGGACTGCTGATGCTCAAAGTGATAGTGCATTAGCTAAAAATATTCGACCTATGACCCTTATAGCAATCCTATGCGCTTATGTAGGATTTGCTGTAGCTGATGGAGCTGGTTATAAAATTTCCTCAAACTATGTAGAGCTGCTTGGTCAATGGGGAATGTTGGTTATGTCTGCTTATTTTGGAGGCAGAACTTTAGAAAAAATTATGGATATAAAATCCAAAAAAGATGACAAATGAACAATTACAAGCTTTTGGTATTGATGCCAAGTGGTTACAGCCTTTAAACGATACCTTTGCCAAATATGGCATTGATACCCCAAAGCGACAAGCTGCATTTATAGGACAAGCACAACATGAGTCTAATAACTTCAAAAGCCTTGAAGAAGGACTTTCCTATTCAGCTAATAGACTTATGGCTGTTTGGCCCAGCAGATTTCCTAATTTGGATGTGGCTAATCAATATGCGAATAATCCTGAAAAACTAGCTAATAAGGTTTATGGCGGTAGAGCAGACTTTGGCAATACTGAAGATGGCGATGGGTTTAAGTTTTATGGAAGAGGCATTTTTCAGCTTACAGGGCGGTCTAATTACCAAGTGTGTGGGGTTGCCCTAGGACAACCCTTAACAGAGCAACCAAGCCTTCTTTTAGAGCCACAATGGGCTTGTATGTCGGCTGGATGGTTTTGGAACAAGAAAAACTTAAATTCTTTGGTTGAAAATGAAGATTGGACAACCATGACTAAGCGGATTAATGGTGGCTTGGTAGGTTTAGATGACCGAATCAATAAAATCCATAAGGCTATGGACATTCTAGGGGCATAAAGGCATCAATTTGGCAACTGCTGTCTGTAAGGTCGAAAGCCTAAAAAACCCTTACTTGTTGCATCCTTGACTGTAGGCTTAACTGCCTTTATTTTTTCTTTTATGTTCTAGTTTTAAAGCTTTATTGATTGAATAAGAAATAGCTTCCCATTCTCCTCTTGAAAGGACAACAGGAATAAGTTCTTGCAATTTGTCAATTTCAGCAAACTTTTTATTTAAATAATCTGACATTGCAAGTTGTTCTTCTTTACTTCTTTTTTCTTTTTTCATAAAAGCTGAATTACAGGCTTTTTATTCTCTACATGGTCAAGGGCTGCTTGCCAGGCTTGAGTCCATAAATTAAGGGCTGTAGAGCCTTCATAAAAAAAGTCTGGGTAGAAGGCAAAGAAAGCCTCCTCACAATCATCGGATGGCACTTTTACATTGCCACCAAAAGGTACTGGTTCATTTGTCATTGTCTTTTCCGATTAAATAAAGAACGATGAAGGCTGTGCCTATCATTACAACGGCTGCAAATAGCATAGCTTCATCGTTTGTCATTACATTTTCTTCTTTTTAATGCCTTCAGCCCTACGCAAGTCATGAGAATGAAGCTTTTTGCCTACTGATTTAGGAACTTCACCAGCTTTTTCAGCTACTTTAGCTGCAACTTTGCGAGTGACAATCCTGCCGTTAGAAAGCTCAAACTCATGTTTTGCGTGTTTGGCTTCTTTACCAGCCATCTTTTTAAGCTCATCATGACTGTAAGCTTTTGACTTAGCCACAATAACTTTGCCAGACTTTTCACGAATAGCTGGTTCTTTTACTGTTAATTTTTTAGTTGCCATTATTCTTCCTCAATAATATGGTTTGCAGCTTTTATTATGTTTCTTAAAGTGGAAACATGAGGTTCTATTACTTGCATATAAACTTTTTTTCTACCACCATTGCAATCGTTAGAACCATCTACTAACTCAACAGTAATTTCATAAAAAGCTTTATTAATAATAATTGGTTCATTGGTTACTGTTTTCATTACTTAATCCTCATTACTTTGGCCTTTCGCAAGACCTGTTCATATTGTTCTTTAGCTGCATCATCTAATTGGCGCAAAGGAAGATTTTGGTAATACCGCCATTTATCTCTGTAACCTTGCAATTCTGAAGGTGGAATCCAACCTAATTGCTTCCAACGAATTGTAATATCTGTTCCACTTGCAGTCCAAATGTAATTTGAGTCCATGTTAGCTCCTAAAAAGGAATATCAGATTCAATGTCAGACAAATGTTTAGGTTGGTCTGGCTTATCTTCTGGAACATTGAGATAACCCCAAATAGCCCCTTCTTTTAGGCCCAATAATGGAATTAGTTCAAGCTTAAACATTAAGTCACCTTTTTTAGTTTCTGTGACTATTCCAATGGTTTGATACCTTTTTTTAGGCTCTCCAGCTTTGTCTGCATATTCAGATACTGGTGCTTTTAAATAATATTTAATTCCCATATCAACTTCCCTTCATCAAATTAACTTCCACTTCTACTTCACTCAAAAACTTCACAATTTCAGCTTCCATCTCGGCAATAAAAACTTCATCCCTAAGCACTCGAACAACTAGCAACTGGCTTCTTTCAGGAAATCTTGGGTCAAAAGATACAAAGTCGCACCAATCTCTACCAGTTACAGCTATTTGAGCTTGCATCTGAATAAAGTATTTTTTAGGCGGTTCTTTAGCTTTGAAATATTCCCAATGAGTTGCGCTATTAGGACACTTAATTTCCACAAGCCCCCTATCAGACACAAGCCCATCAGGGCTACAGCCAAACCAATCAATACTAGGATGGTCAACGAAAGCGACTGTATCGACAAAATTATTGGTATTGACTTCATAAGCGACCCTTGCTTGAGGTTCAGTTTGAGTACCCCATTCCATAGCGGAGTTGGAGTAAGATTCTTGAATGATGCCTGTAGTGCGCTGTAAAGCTAATTCAATAAGGTAATTCTGCCTAGATGCAGAAGGCCCAGTCTTAGTCTTAGCCAATATATCGGCTACTCTAGAAGCACTTACTTTGCCCAAACGAAGCTGATGCCATTCAGGAGTGCCTTGTTGTACGGAAATCCTGTCCTCAGTAGTCCAAGTTGTCATTTTTTTGTGCCTTTCTATTTCAACTTCATTATTTTGTAAGTTACAAAACTGCCCCAGCAATAGCCTGCAGCAAAAATCAAATAACAAATAATCCAGTNGTTCATTTTTCACTTGCCTTTCTTAGTAATTCTTTTATTTTTTCTAAAATATCAGCTCCAAATTTTGCTCCAGTTGATGTTTCCCACCAGCCAGTTTCGGTATTTTGTTCTTTATCAATGCCTTCTAATAAAGCAACAATTTCATCTGTTAGTTCTGCTTTATAAGAAACATATTCCCCAGCCATGTGACTAGCAGTTCTATCAAACGATTCGTCTTGTTCTT